AAAAAGAACAAGGTAGTTCAAATATAGAACTAACATATAAATGTCCTTTGCAATGTTCTCAATGTTTGAGAACAGATCTCGTAGATAAAAAAGTAGAAAAAAGAAATTACATGAAGGAAAAAATTTCTCAGTCATCTGATATTTCTTTAGACAATTTTAGAAAATTATGCAAATTTTTTAATAACACAATAGCGTTATGCGGTCAAATATCTGACCCAGTTTACCATAAAGATTTTTTTGAAATTTTAAAAATTTGTTCTCTAGAGTTTCCAAATAAAAAATTTAAGATACACACAGCAGCACATCAAAAAAATATTGAATGGTATGAAAAGGCCTTTGATTTGACTGGTGATAATGTTTTGTGGATGTTTGGATTAGACGGTCTACCGGATACTAGTTACTTGTACAGAAGGGGACAAAATTCTCAATTAATTTTTGATGCTATGATGTTGGGTAGTAAATTGAATAAAAAAATAATTTGGCAATTTATTGTATTTGAATTCAACGAACATCAAATAGAAACTGCTAGATCCATTTGTAAACAAAACAATATCTTATTTAAATTAGTTAAAACTTATCGAACTTCAAAAAATATTAAACTCCCGTCTGAATCATATAGACCAAAGGGTTTAATAAAAGAATGGACCGACTAATTTATTTGTACCCTATTCTCATGTAACGGGTGTAATCAATTAGTTGTAATTCACCTTCATACAACACTTGTGTCATAGGAGTTTGTTTAGCAAAATCTTCTAAAGACTCTGCACAATTTACATGATCTTCAATATCACGATAGTTATTGTTTTGCATCACTAATAATTTTCCATCTGGAATTTTATCATACCAATCTTTAAAATTTCTTATGTGTTCGCAACTAGTATTAATGATAGTATCGGGATTATCAGTCAATGTAACAACAGAATGATCTGCTCTTAACGTATCATACACTAACGGATATGTCATCTTGTGAATATCATACGTTGTTGCTTTGAATTTCCAATCTTCTAAAATATATTTTTTATTAACAGTATTAGCAATCGTTAAACAATTTTCGTCAATATCGAAACTTCTTATTTTTTCAATCTTGCAGTTACTTTCAAATAACATAGCAGCCAATGTAGCATACCAACCTGCACAAAGAAATACAGTTCCTAATTCAACATTTAATTTTTCTAATTCTTTGATAATCCATTTTTTACTTTTAATCTGTCCACGACTAAATGCATCGTTATCGAATTCTTCGATTCTATCAATTTTTCTTAATGCTTCTACCAAAGGTGTATCGCTTAAATGTTTTATTAATCTAAATAATGCAAATCTATCATCGCTCAAAATAGATTTTCTTAGGTCAACAATTAAATTGTTATCAGGATAAAGTAATTCTAATCGGTCAAGTAGTTCTTCTGTATTCATATTTTTTCCGTTATTCAAATGTTGTAAAAATTAAATTAGACTGTCTCGGAGTATTAAAATTGAATTGTTTAAAAAATTTACTTTGTCTTGGCGTAAACATTTCTGGAATTTCTAAAATGCCTTTTAATAAATTGCTATATGTTTCAATTTTTTCTTGGACATCATCTTCAGATAAGTCAGATAGTTCATTTTCCCAATAAGAATTTAAATAATCAAAATTTCTAACTTGTTCAAAATTCCAATTTGAATAAAGTACTTTGCAACATCCCATTCTTGCTCCTAATATTGCCCAAGTACCATATTCTACGTCACTGCCAACAGTTGCCCAAACTAATAATCTTTTAACATTCCCATGCCACAAATCTGAAACATGTTGGGGACGAAGACCCTTGTCAAGGCTCATTTTTACTCCTTCTCGAAATCCTGCTCTCCATGCCTGCAATTTTGATGAATTGTTTCTTATTTCGCTAAATGATAAATCCAAAGGAATATAATTTATATCCCAACAAAAATCTATTTTAGATCTAGGTTTATCATCAGGAGCATTTTCATGAGTCTGCATAGACAAGGCAAGATCAGTTGGCCAACATTTAATTCCTCCATTACCGTATAATAATCCATTTATTGTATTAAAACTTGGCCAAGAAAAAACAGAGTTCTCGATATCTATCAAATCATCTTTGATAATTAATTTTTGTTTAACAAAGTTTTCTTTTGTTAAAAAATTGTCACCATCGATTACAACGAATCTTTCTGTTTCTGATTTTCTTGCTGCTTCTTTGTGTGCAGTATCACTGCCCTTTATTCCATGCACTCTTTTTGCATATGGTATCATTGTAACCAATTGTTGATAATTTTCATCTGCATTTGGTTCATCGTAACTCAAAAAGATAACATCATACTTAGACAGATTAATTGATCTCTCCATATGTTTCCTTAAATTTATTTTTAAGCCAATCAAAATTGTTAATCATATTCATTTCATTTTTGTGTTGAAGGCCAAATTTTTTTCCTTCCTTGGCTCCATCAATTGCAAATTTTCCAAATGGTCTATCAATGCCCCGCGTACACCAAACTTCGAGGCGTTCTTCAGTTTCAAAAGATTTTTGGCGATCAATCATTTTGCTAGATAATTTAGCACACTCTCTAAATGCACTTTTCCAAGTGTTAAATGGATCTGTGTTAAATTCGGTAATGTTACTGATAACATTGACAGGTTTGTAAAAATCGCTTATACTGGTTGCAATATCTGGATTTTTAATGTTCAAATTTTGAGTCAAATGTTTTGGTAATAATTTAACTCCACCGTAACCATAGACCAGATCATTTATCGGATTTTTACTTCTCCAAACATGAACAGTTTTTTTCGCTCCAGTATCATACTCTGGAATTTCATAATCAAAATTAAAACTTTCTAAAATTATAGCATCACCGTCTACTACATAAAACATCTCTGTATCAACTAGTTTAGCCGCAATTTTATGAGCATTTTGAATACCCTTTATACCGTGTATTCTTTTAATTTTACCGTTCTTTTTCTTCAAAATTTGCCAATTTTTTTCTGCATTTGGCTCGTTGAAACTGATAAAAACAACATCGTACATAGTTTATTTGTAAATATAATTGCACATATTTACCGAGCACTAAAACTGCTGACAAATTTTAGCGATTACAAAAAATATTTTAGAGAAAATTATGAGTTATTTTGATTGGTCAGTTTTAAATCGAAAAGACATTGTTGATCATATGTTAATGATAATGCCAAACATAATTAAAAAAGAATTATCAATTGATGTGTTTCATAAAATGATAACTAATCATATCAAAAAATTAGCCCCAGTTAAGTGTAGAAAATATAAAAATGTTCACGAAAACGTAAACTGGGTATATATAGGCGGCATGTATCACGGTGATTTAGACAAAGACAGAAAAAAATGTATAGAACTTATTTTTGAATATTCCTTTTTAGATCCAAACCTTTATATCTCAATAAACAAATACAAGTCAATTTGTAAATTGATTGCTGACACACTGTTACACGAAATCATACATATGAAGCAATACAGAAGCAGGAGATTTAAAATATTGGCAAATTATCGAAGCAATTCGTCAATAGACTATATTCGAAGAGAACAAGAATATTTAGGTTGTCCAGATGAAATGGATGCTTACAGTTTTAATATTGCCTGTGAATTAAAAGATCATTTTGAAGGCAACGTTTCAAAAATAAAAAAGTTTTTGAATCAAACCAAATTAGAAAGAAAAAAAATATCTCCCTCCTGGAACAAGTATGTGAGAGCATTTGAAAAAAATTATGATCATCCTATAATTCAAAAGTTAAAAAAGAAAATTATTAAATACTTGCCAATGGCAAACATTGGCAAACCTTACAGAAGAAATAATTGGATAAATCATTGATTTTCACGTTAATTTATATTAGCATGTACTTTTTGTAAGCGAATAACATGTCATTTAACGTATGTAAAAGCCAAATCAAAACTATTAAACAATCTAATCCAAATTTTTTAATTCGTGATGGATTTACTATAGCCCCAAGGGCAGGATTTGAAATATCTAACTCATGTCCGTACGAATATCTATTGATCATTGACGAATGTTTAAAAAATGGATGGCTCAAACCTGTTGCCAATGTTACTGAAAAAGAATTAATGTTTATAGGACTAACTAATGAATAAAATAAAAATTGGAATAATAGGTCTAGGATTTGTAGGAAATGCAGTACGACGATCCTACGACGATCCTTTCGTCGAAATAATTGAAATTGATTCAGATCCGTCAAAAGGGTGTACTGGAACATATAATGATTTACATGACACCGATGGTGTCTTTATCTGTGTGCCAAGTCCAATGAACACCGATGGAAGTTGTGATACCAGTCCATTAGAATCAGTTTTAGAAAATCTAAAAGATTTTCGAGGGGTAATCATTTCCAAAGTAACTGCACCCCCTTCTGTCTATGAACGTCTGCAGGCTAATTTTACAAATCTTGTTCATGCTCCAGAGTTTTTAACTGCTGCTAATGCTGTACAAGACTATCTATCAAGTAAACATTCTATCATAGGTGGAGAAAATAAAGCCTATATGCACGAAGCAGACAGGATCATTAGACTAGGTCTTAAAAATTTAGAAACTACTTTTTTCTGTACTATTAAAGAAGCCAGTTTAACAAAGTATACGATCAACACTTTTTTAGCAACAAAAGTTATATTCATGAATGAAATGGCCGACCTTGCAAAATCTATCGACGTTGATTGGAATAAAGTTAGACAACTGATTGCATTAGACGCAGGGCGAGTCGGCAATAGTCACACACAGGTCCCCGGACCAGACGGTGAATACGGATTTGGTGGCGCTTGTTTCCCCAAGGATACTGCTGCCTTACTGAGATATGCAGAAAGTTTAAATGTTCAAATGAATGTATTAGATGCGGCTGTAAAGAAAAATTTGTTGTTAAGGTTGACAGATTCTAAATAATCCTATATTATTGAAGAAAGAGATCAACATGACTACACAATTTCAACCAGATAAAATTATGGCCAGTAAAGAAAAACCAGAATATGTACCAATAACTCATCCGCAGATCTTTGTAAAAGCAGATGATGCTCAAAAACTTGCTACTGAAAAAAACTTATCTCAAGTAATTAGAGAAAGAATTAAAAATGCAGGTGCAAGATTTCATTGTAATGATAATATTTCAGAATTTATCAAAGACAACGAAATTGATCGTCTAGTCGATGAAGTTGCAGATCGATTCCAAGAAGTATTAAAATCATTAATTATTGATACCGACAATGATCATAATACTCAAGATACTGCACGACGAGTTGCAAAAATGTTTGTCAACGAAACATTTAGCGGCCGATATAGACCTACTCCAAAAGTTACAGCATTTCCTAATATGGGATATAAAAGTCTGTA